GACAATGCACAAGAAGCATGGACAGCTCGCTACAACCACGAAACTATCGCCCTTGGCTTTAGCTTGACTGAAGAAGCAATCGAAGATAACCTCTACGATTCTTTGTCAGCTCGCTACACCAAAGGTCTAGCTCGTGCTATGGCTTACACCAAGCAAGTTAAAGCTGCTGCCGTTATTAATAACGGTTTCAACCAGACTTATGTTGGTGGTGACGGTGCTTCTTTGTTCTCCACAACCCATAACTTGGTTTCTGGTGGCACAAACAGTAACACTCCAGCTACTCCTTCAGACTTGAATGAGACTTCTTTAGAAGCCGCCGTTATTCAAATCGCTGCTTGGACTGATGAACGTGGTCTGTTGATCGCTGCTAAACCTAAGAAGTTGATTGTTCCACCTGCACTCCAATTCGTTGCAACTCGTTTGCTCGAAACAGAATTGCGTGTTGGTACAACCGACAACGACATCAATGCTATTAAGAACAATGGCTCAATCCCAGAAGGTTACACAATTAACCACTTCTTGACTGACGCTAACGGTTGGTATTTGACAACTGACGTTCCTAACGGCATGAAGCACTTTGTTCGTACTCCGTTGAGCAACTCTATGGACGGCGACTTCGATACAGGTAACGTACGTTACAAGTCTCGTGAGCGTTATTCATTCGGTTGGTCTGATCCACTCGGAATGTTCGGCTCTCCTGGAGCTGCGTAATAAAAGAGACCCCGCCCAAAAAGCGGGGTTTTTTGTTGCATTATTTTTTATTTGTTGTAAGATTGATAAAACCGGGAAAACCGGCTTATTAGACCGTCCCGGCGGGCGCATACAAGACTAATGAGCTTTGATCTGTATGGAGAATATTATGGGATTAGCTTCACATTTAGGCCCTTGGCTATTGGGCACTGTTAAAAATACTACTGGTACAACTGCTGGCACAATCCGCAATATGGGTGCTACACAGTCTGTTCAAACAGGCGTAACTACCGTTTCTGATACTACTGCTACTACATTATTTGTATTGCCAGCTGGTTCACAAATTTTAGGTTTTACCGTTGATATTACTACCGCTTATGCTGGTACAACTGGTAATACTATTACTATTGCAACTTCTGGTGGTACTACTTTAGGTACTGTTGGTGGCGCTACAACTACACCTTTATCTGTTGGCCGTGCAACCTTTACTGTTACTAACGCTAGCATTGCTACTTATGTAAACGTAGGTTCTACAGATGTTCTCATCCAAGCTACTTACGCATGCGCAGGTACAGCTTCTGGTGGTGCAGCTACAGTTACTTGCCAATACGTTGTTCGCCAAGCTGACGGTACTTATACACCAGCATCTGCTTAATTAATCTGATGGACTAGGGGTTTTCCCTAGTCCCCTTTAATATCTTAGGAGATTAATTATGATGCAAACTGACGTTAAATCAGCACATTTAAGTGCTGCTGGTACATTATTTAATGGACCAACGCGTTTAAAAGGGTTGATTATTTGTCCAGCGGTAAGCACTGCGGCTACTATTCAATTTAAAGATGGTGGTTCATCTGGCGCTGTTTTGCTTGAAATTGATATAGCAAGCAATTCAAACCCTAATACCTACACTTTTGATATTCCTGGAGAAGGAATTAAATTTAGTAGTACGTTGTATTTAGCTTTAAGTGCAGCCGTTACTGGTGTAACCGCTTTTTATGGCTAAGAAAAAAGGACCCTCTCTTGCGATTGGTCGTGGTGAAAAGCTGCCTGTATCTAAGGGCGCTGGGCTTACTGCTAAAGGTCGTGCCAAGTATAATAAGGCTACAGGGTCTAATCTAAAGGCTCCACAGCCTGAAGGTGGTCCTCGTAAGAAGTCATTTTGTGCTCGTATGTCAGGAATGCCTGGCCCGATGAAAGATGAGAATGGTAAGCCTACTCGTAAGGCGGCTAGTTTAAAACGATGGAAGTGCTGATGAAAGACCCATTTAATTATTTAGATGAAGCTAGCAAACATATTATTGATGTGCTATCGCTTGTCACCGTAATAGGAACGTTAGTTGATATGCTGCCCTCAATTGCTGCTTTGTTCACTATAGTATGGACAGCTATACGCATCTACGAAACCAAGACCGTACAAGGTTGGATAGGGAAAAACAATGCCATCGACGAGTAAAAAACAAGCCCATCTTATGGCTGCAGTAGCGCATAATCCTGCGTTTGCTAAAAAAGTAGGTATTCCACAATCCGTGGGTAAAGATTTTAACAAGGCCGATAAAGGCCGTAAATTTGGGAGTGGCGGCATGGCTAAGAGCGATTCAAAAGAAGATATGAAGGCGGACATCAAGCAAGATAAAGCCATCATTAAAAAAGCATTTAAGATGCACGATAAACAAGAGCATAAAAGCGGTAAGGGTACTAATTTATCCGCTCTTAAAAAAGGCGGTATGGCTATGAAAAAAATGGCAAGTGGTGGTTCAGTAAAGCCTAGCTCTATGTCTAAAGACGTAGAAAAAGGTTCAAACAAACTAACTAAATTTGGTGAATCTGCCGTTCAAAAACGGGGTAATACTAAAGGCCGTAATCTTGGTGATTCTGGTCCTTCTAAAGGCATTATGGGTGGCGGCAAAGGCGGTACTAAAGCCGTTATGAAAATGTGTGGCGGCGGTATGAAAGGTAAAAAATGAAAAAAATGAAACGTATGGCTGAAGGTGATGTTGTTGAAACCGAAACAGCTCAAGGACAAAACGCTAATATTGGTGATGATGTACGTGCTCGTGCAATGGCAGCTATGGCTTCTGGCATGAAAGATGAGCCAGCTATGGCTAAGCCTAAAAAGAAAAAGACTAAAGCAAAATCTAACGCTATGACTGACTCTATGTCTCGTATGAACGCTGCTGGCGATACATATGCTAAGGGCGGTAAAGTAGCTCAGCTAGCCAAAGCTAATGGTATTGCTCAACGTGGTAAAACCCGTGGACGTATGGTGTAATGCCTGATCCTATCAAAGCTATGGACATGATGAACCAGTTAAATCTGGAGTACGGGGATGAACCTGCTGCTAAATCACGTTCCAAATCTAATGATAAGGATGCTAACCCAGAAAAAGCTGAGAAATTTAGGCAGAACGTTGAAGATGCTATTACAGAACGTGAAGCCCAAAAGAACCTTCGCAAGATCGAAACCAATAAAGCTAAGTTTGAAATAGGCGAAATGGCTGCAGAAGATAGAGCAGCTAGAGCTAAAGCTAACGAGTACACCAAGAACTTTACTGGTAATACTCGTGCTGGTAGTGGTGGCGGTAGTGGTGGTATGGGTACAGGTAAGATGAACCGTGACATCACAAAAGCGTATAAATCGGGTGGTAAGGTTAAATCAGCATCATCCCGTGCAGACGGGTGCTGCATACGTGGAAAGACAAAAGCATGAGACCAAGTAGAGGTATGGGCGCCATAATGCCTTCTAAGATGGGCAAAGGGGTTAAAAAAGCTCGCCGAGATGATACCGACTTCACTCAGTATGCTGAAGGTGGTAAAGTAGGGCTATACGACAATATTAATGCTAAGAAAAAGCGCATTAAAGCTGGATCTGGCGAGAAAATGCGTAAGGTTGGGGCTAAAGGTGCCCCTACTAAGGCTGATTTCGTTAAGTCTGCTAAAACAGCAAAGGTTAAATAATGTTTGAGAATGTACTCCTTTGGTTACTAGACCGCCTCTACCCTAAACAAGAAGCACCCGCTAAGCCGACTGTTGCCGTAAATGTTACGCAAAAACAGACTGTAAAGAAGACTGTCGGGCGCCCACGTGGGTCTACTAAAAAACCAGCCGTAGTAGCTAAAACTGCAGCTAAAAAGAAAGCTAAATAATGGCTGCTACTTCCGGACTAGAAGTATTTAACCTTGATATGAACGACCTCATTGAGGAGGCGTTTGAGCGTTGTGGGTTAGAACTGCGTTCTGGTTACGATTTCCGTACTGCTCGCCGCAGCCTCAACTTGCTTACTATTGAGTGGGCTAACCGAGGCATTAACCTGTGGACTGTAGAGCAGGGCCAAATTCTAATGAATACTGGGCAAGCTATTTACCCTATTCCAGTTGATACGATTGACCTTTTGGATACCGTTGTCAGAACAGATAATGGTCAAGGAAGCAATCAGATTGACATCAATATCACCCGTATTTCTGAGCCAACCTATATTACGATCCCTAATAAGAACGCTAATGGGCGCCCTATTCAGGTGTGGATTAACCGCCAGACTGGGCAGATTGCTAAGATTCCACAGACTAAACTAGCTGTTGGATACCCAATTTCGGCTACAAGCACCACTATTACATTAGATGACGTATCTCAACTGCCTACTCAGGGTTTTGTAAATATTGGTAATGAGACCATCGGATACCAAAATATTGTTGGAAATCAAATACTTAACGCTTGGCGTGGTCAGAATGGTACTACCGCCACTAGCCATGCAGCTGAAGCTGATGTTTACGTAAACAACTTACCTTGTATTAACGTATGGCCTACGCCTAACTCCCCTGGTAATCAGTACACCTTTGTTTATTACCGTATGCGTCGTATTCAAGATGCTGGTAGTGGTGTAAACGTAGCCGACATCCCATTCCGTTTGATCCCTTGTATGGTAGCTGGCTTAGCTTTTATGATAAGCATGAAGCTCCAAGGGGTTGACCCAATGCGTGTTGGTATGCTTAAAGATGAATATGAGCAGCAATGGTTAATTGCATCTCAAGAGGATAGAGAAAAAGCAGCAGATAGATTTGTACCTAGACAGCTGTTTTATTGAGGCCATAAATGCCAAGTAAATATGCGTCGGGTAAGTATGCGATTGCAGAGTGCGATAGATGTGCTCAGCGGTACATGCTTAAGGAGCTAAAGAAAGAGGTCATTAAGACCAAGCTGTACCAGATTAAGGTATGTCCTTCTTGTTGGGATCCAGATCAGCCACAGTTGTCGTTGGGCTTGTATCCAGTTAATGACCCACAGGCTGTACGTGAGCCAAGACCAGATGTTAGCTACCAAGTATCTGGTAATAGTGGGTTACAAACTGTTGATACTAATGGTAACGCTGTAGATCAGTTTGGGTACCCAGAAGCTGGTAGTAGGATATTCCAGTGGGGATGGGCACCTGTAGGTGGTGCAAGTAGTTTTGATAGTGTTTTAACACCAAATTACTTGATTGCAATAGGGCAAACAGGTACAGTAACAGTAACAACAACTTAGGAGCAAAAAATGACATTTAAATCAGGTGCTAATGGCATTGAGAAAAAAGGCAAAACTAAGGGTAAAAACCTTGGTGATTCAGGTCCAACAGCTAAAGTTCAAAACGGTGGTAAAAAGACCGCTGGTGTAACTGGTAAAGCTATGCGTGCTGTTGGTCGCAATATGGCTCGTGCGAATAACCAAAGAGGTCGTTAATCATGACTGTCGAGAAAAAAGTTAAGGCAACGCCAGCGGGTTCATATCCGTTAGGCCACGCTAAAGAAAACAAAGCTGCTGAGGCTTATACAGGGTTTAAATACCCTACAGGTGGTGGTAATGATATTGGTGTGTACAAACAACCAATGGAAAACCCAGTATCTAGCATGGCTAAAGAAGTTACTGCACGTGATTTCACCAATAAAAAGTCTGCATATGACGTTAGCGTTAGAGATCCAGCTATGACTGTAAGCGTTGGCTACGATGACGTTGTAGATGCTCGTGGTAAAGGCGAAATGCGTGGTTACGGTGCTGCTACTAAAGGTCGTAAGATTAGCGGTAAAATGGGCTAAGCAATGAATTATGTCCAGCTGTATCAAGCGGTACAAGACTACGCTGAATCTTCAGAGCAGCTGTTTGTAGAGAATATTTCGACTTTTGTTCGTCAAGCAGAAGATCGTATCTACAATGCTGTTCAGATTCCTATACTGCGTAGAAACGTAACGGGTACGCTTACATCTGGCAATAAGTATCTATCGGCCCCTTCCGATTACTTATCTACATACTCATTAGCAGTCATACAAGATGATGGTACCTACGAGTACCTACTTAACAAAGATGTTAACTTTATTCGTCAGGCATACCCACAGCCGACAGATACTGGACTCCCCAAGTACTACAGTTTATTTGGTGCCCAGTACACAGATACTAATGAGTTAAGTTTCTTACTTGGACCTACACCAGACAGTAGCTATGCAGTAGAGATGCACTATTTCTACTATCCAACATCTATTGTCCAAAGCGCTGTTAACAACGGGACTATTACGCCTGGATATGGCTACGCTAATGGGCTATATAGTAATGTGCCTTTAACTGGCGGATCTGGCTCTGGAGCTACAGCTAATATTACTGTTGCTGGAAACGTTATTACTAGCGTAACCCTTAATAGTAAGGGTAACTTTTACGCTGTTGGGGATATATTAACTACCCCAGTTACTTACATTGGGGGTATTGGTTCAGGCTTCCAGTACACGCTAACCGCAGTAGATAACGCCCTTGGAACTTCTTGGCTAGGTGATAACTACGATCCATGCTTGCTTTATGGGTCTTTACGTGAGGCTGTGCTGTTCCAAAAAGGTGAACAAGACATGGTTACTTACTATGAAAAAATGTTCCAAGATGCTATGAGTCAACTTAATCGCCTTGGTACAGGTCTTGAGCGTGGTGATGCTTACCGTGATGGGCAAGCTAAGATTAAGGTTAATCCATGATCCAGCAAGGCCAATGCACAATCTTTAAACAGGACTGTTTAAGTGGTAGAGCAAATTTTGCTGTTGGTACTTCCTACGTATACAAAATTGCTTTATATACTGCCGTTGCTGATTTAGGCCCAACTACCCTAGCGTACTCAACAACTAATGAGATTACTGGGACTGGATATACAGCTGGCGGGGAAGTGCTTACTGTAATACCCCCATCAAGCCTAGATCAGACTGCATACGTATCGTTTCTACCTGTGACTTGGAACCCAGCTTCCTTTACTACTAGAGGAGCGTTAATTTACAATAGCACTACGGGATCAGCAGTAGCAGTGTTGAATTTTGGGTCTGATAAAACAGCAACAAACACATTTACAATAACGTTTCCAACGAATAGCGCATCAGATGCCATTATTCGTCTTTCCAACTAAGGAGTTTTTATGAGTTCTGAAATTACAAAATTAGGCGATAGCTTCGGGGCTTGTGCTTCCTATGGTGGCGGTGCTACTGAAACTGTTGGCCTTGAAGGTGTATACGTTGCTACTTGCTATGATGCAAACGGCAATGAAAAATGGTCTGATACCATTGAAAACTTAACTACCAACGTCGGTCGTGCCAATTTAATGAATTCGTACTTTGGCAATACGGGTGGCGGTGCGATTGTTATGGGTTTAGGAGGCGCTAATGGATCAAGTACGTTTACCCCTGCTTATACAGATACCCAAGCGTCCCATGCTGGTTGGTATGAAGTTGGTGGTACTAATGCTCCTACTTACTCAGGTACACGCAAGACCCCAGCTTTCTCAGCCGCAACAAGTGCTAACCCTTCCGTTTTGTCAACCAGCGCTGCGGTGGTGTTTAGCATGACTGGCTCTGGAACTGTATATGGCGCATTTATTAACGTAGGTGGATCTACAGCGATTGATAACACCACAGGCACTTTGTTTAGCATTGGCGCATTTACGGCTGGTTCTAAAACAGTTACTTCTGGCGATACAATCAACGTAACCTACACATTATCAGCTGCTGGCTAATAGGGGACTAACATGGCGTTAGTCTTAGCAGATCGTGTCCAAGAAACCACGACCACTACTGGTACGGGTTCTGTTACGCTTCTTGGAGCAGTCACTGGGTATCAAA